ATGATTGAAGTAAAAACGGATACAGGTCAAAACCTTGTAAGTATCTGCAATTACGCAACTTACCAGATTGAAGAAAATAAAAACGATACACAAGTAGGTACAGTACCGATACGCCACCGATACGAAAACAAGAATGTAAAGAAAGAAAGAAGTAATATATATGTTCAAGAGTTTGAAAAACTTTGGCAATTAGTACCTAAGAAAGTTAATAAAAAGAAATCTTATCAGAAGTATATACTAGCAGTTAAAAAGAAAGACCATGAAACAATCTATACAGCTTTTAAAAACCAAGTTCTTAATAATTGGAAAGAAACAGATGCTCAATATACACCTGCGTTAAATGTTTGGCTTAATGGTGAACGATGGAATGATGATATTATTAAGACTGCACATCAGCCTATAAAACAAAAGAAACAATTTAGAATAATGCCATCTGGTATGTACAGGGGTTATTGTTCTAAGTGTGGTGATACAATGTTTTTAGAGCAAAAAGAACTTAACTTCAGTAGTGTATGCTGTGGGGTTGAATTTGTATCAGAAAAGCCACAAAAGTATGAAGGCAAGGATTACACCGAAGAAACACTTAATCAGATAATGGGAGGCAATGCGTGAATTTATTTAGGGATCAAGTAATGATTAGTGACAGGATATGTACTAATAAGAAGAAAACACAATTACCTATTAAAACAGATAGTAAGTTATTTTTATGTCCTAAATGTAGAAGAACATGGGAGTGGGAAAGAAACTCTAATGGCATAAAAAAACTGCTTAAATATGACCACATACCTAGATATGGTAAAAAGAAACAAATATGTAGAGACTGCGAATGATTATCATAAATTTATATGAGATTATTATTAACCTACTAGCGTTAGGAATGGCTCTAGTGCTTGTACCTATAGGTTTAATGATATGGTTTTTTATTGGAACAAATTTATATAACTTAATTAAGGAACATTATGGCAAAACAGACAAATAAAATTAGAATATATGAGGTAGAAATGAATGCACAAGCTAAATGGTTTGGCGATAAAGATACTGCTGTTTTTTTTGCACAATGTTTTTATGATGATGCACCAATAATAATGAATCACTCACCAATATTTGAGCATATAGTAGATATATCACCAGATGGATTAGCTAAATTTTTAAATAAACAGGAGATTTAAATGAGGATTATAGATCAAAAAGATAAATTATTAAAAGAAATAAGTGATTTTCTTTCTAAACAAGGACACTTTAAACCTTATGATACAGAGGAAAGCAATAATCTTATATCTAAAATAAAAGAATTGCTAGGATAGCAATAACTCTTTTTAATTAAACTTACAGAAAGGATTCTTTTTGTATTGTGGTTGAAAAGATTGACAATGTTAGTGGGTGGATTGGCGTTTACCCACTAGCTATTTTACACATATACCAGAGGTAAACATGAACAAAATAGAACCATGCGAAATGTGTGGCAGATATGATGGAGATCATAAAGATAAATGGGAGATAAAAGAACTAGAGAACGATAAAATGAATCTTTTGATTGCAGGAATCTTATTTGCACAAGAAGCAACACACAGACAGATAGAGATATTTATGGCTAAATACTACATAGGTAGGGAATCTTATAGTGATATAGCTAGGGATTTTCAAATCAGTAAACAGGGAGTAGCTGATGCCATAGATAGATCATGTGAGATAATAACTAATATAATAAAGAGATTATCTACTTGACGATTTAAGCCTTTTTTAAGGTTTATTACTTGACGGAAAAAACTTTTTTTTATTTTTTTAACTCTAACAATATTAGAGTTTACATTTTTTACCCCTTTTTTTACCCTTCAAAATGGTGCAAAATTACTTGACTTTTACTACTATATATAGAGGCTTGTTATTGTGCCTCACTCGCTATTACAAGTAATAAGTAGGTTTAACAACCTTGAAATAGTTAAGTCACTTAATTGTGCATAGGGCGATAGACAGGGAACAATGACGCTAGTGTTGTAGCTACAACTATTAAATGTCAGATATAAATATTACATATTATAATGCCAATGACTTGGTAATGGCTGAGTATAATCCACGACAGCTAACCAAAGACCAATATACACAACTAAAAGACTCCATTAATAGATTCGGATTAGTTGATCCTCTCATAGTAAACAAAAACAAAGACAGAAAAAACATCCTAGTAGGTGGACACCAAAGACTACGCATAGCTAAAGAAATAGGACTAGAATCTATCCCATGTGTTGAGATTGACTTATCTTATGACCAAGAAAAAGAACTAAACATCAGATTAAATAAGAATGTAGGTGAGTGGGATTATGATGCTTTGGCTAACCACTTTGATGTGGGAGAACTTACAGAGTGGGGTTTTAGTAATGATGAATTACAATTCTATGAAGATGAACCTAAACAGGGATTGATTGATGATGATGAGATTCCAGAAGTAGAAGAGCCTATTACACAAGCAGGTGATCTATGGATATTAGGGGAACATCGTTTATTATGTGGGGATGCAACAAAGAAAGAAGATGTTGATATATTAATGGATGGTAAAAAAGCTGATATGGTGTTTACTGATCCACCTTATGGAGTTGATTATAAAGGTATTAAAAATGATGATAGAAAAGGATTAAAAAATTTACTAAATAAATCATTTAAAATGTTTAGTGAAAATATTAATAAAGGTGCAAGTTTTTATTGTTTTCATTCAGACAGATGTGCAGATATTTTTCATCAAGTATATAGAAAATATTTTCATTTTAGTTCAATGATAATTTGGTATAAAAACACCCTTACTTTATCACAGACAGATTATCAATCACAGCATGAGCCTTGTTTATATGGATGGGAAAAAAATGGTACTCATAATTGGTATGCAGATAGAAAGCAAATAAGTGTATTTGAATCTTCTAAAGAATCATTTAAAAAACACACCACAAATAAACCTGTTAGTATTATAATAAATTTTATAAATAATAGTTCAAAAAAAAATGGAAAAATTATTGATCTATTTCTTGGCTCTGGATCAACCTTAATAGCTTGTGAGAAAACTAATCGTAAGTGTTATGGTATGGAGATTGATCCACATTATTGTGATGTTATAGTAAAAAGGTGGGAGGAATTTAGTGGGAAGAAAGCAGAAAGAGTTGAAAGAGCAGAGTGCTGATAAACAGCAAGGAAACAGCAAGAAGGTTGTTGGTAAACCATTTAAAAAGGGGCAATCTGGTAATCCCAATGGTAGACCTCCTAAAGTGCGTTCAATACCAGATATACTTAAAAAGATTGGTGATGAAGAGGGTACACTTGATGGAAAGAGTAAGCTCGATGTTATTATGTATAAAGTATTCCAATACGCTCTGGAAGGTAAGCCATGGGCAGTTCAGTTTATAGCTGATAGAACAGAAGGCAAAGCCAAAGAGATAAGAGAAGTAACAAACAAGAATGAACCCATTACAATAATTACAGTTGATTGATTGGCAAATAAACCAAATAAGAAAAGAGATAATACAAGCACCTCAAAGGCAGAAGGTTGTTGTTGCCGGGAGAAGGTGGGGGAAGAGTATATTATCGGTTCTGTGGTTACTACACGACAAGATAGAGCCAGAGGAACGGAGGTGGTTTGTTGCACCGACATACAGACAGGGGAAGATGGTAATATTTCCGATGTTGCGTTCTGTATTTCGACAATGGCAGGGTGCTGTGATCAACGAGTCAGAGTTGTCTATTAAGTTACCAAACAATGCAGAGATTTCAATCAAAGGTGCAGAGCAGGAAAACAATCTTAGGGGAGCAACACTTAACAAGGTAGTAATGGAAGAGTTTAGTTATATAAAACCTAATGTATATGAAGAGATTATCTACCCTATGCTAACAACAACACAAGGTGAGACTTTGTTTATTGGTACACCTAACTCATTTGACCACTTATATGATTACTATCTAAGAGGTCAGTCAGATGATCCAGATTGGAAGTCATGGCAATACACTACAGTAGATGGTGGATTTGTATCACAGGAAGAAGTAGACAAAGCTAAATCAACAATGGATGAGGTAACATTTAAGAGTGAGTTTATGGCTGATTTTGTTTCTACAGGTAATAGAGTAGCTTACAACTTTGATAGGAAGATACATATTAAACAGGCTAAAGAGTTATCACCTAATCTATTCTGGGGTATTGATTTTAATGTGGACTATATGAGTGCTGTACTTGGATGTGAATATACTGATGGCTCAATACATTATTTCCATGAGATAAGACAAACAAACAGCAATACAGAACAGATGGCTAACTCTATGAAGAAGATTGCTCCATCTATTCCTGTATATCCAGATAGTGCAGGTTCAGCTAGATCAACAACAAGCCATAGGTCAGACCATCAGATATTAAAAGACCACAACTTTCAAGTAATAGCAAAGAAAGCTAACCCCCCTGTAATAGATAGAATCAACGCACTTAATAGGATGTTAAAGGATGCGAATGGTAGGGTTAAAATGACAGTTGATCCTGTATGTAAGTATTTAATAAAAGATTTAGAACAATGTCAAAGAGATAGAGCAGGTAAGATTGAAAAGACTAAAGACATATCCCTTACTCACGCTCTGGATGCTTGTAGTTATTACATAGCACTTAAACACCCTATTGTTAAGCGTGTGCCTGTGAGTACAGAATGGTAGAGTTTTTATTAGGTATCGTAGTAGGAATCATTATCACTTTTATATTCTTACATTATTACGGAAAACATTTACATTTAAGAAATAAGTCTGAGATTGGGGAGTTCATACACGAACATACAAAGGCGAATGATTATGCCATATCATAAAGGTTTATAATGGAATTACACGATAAGATAATGCTACCAGACCTCGGTAAAGAGGCTGTGTTGCGTTCAGTTAAAGATGCAGAATATAGTGCGTTAGATAATACTATAGCTGAAAAGAATACATCATTAGACTTCTACTATAATAGAAACCTTGATGAACATATACAGCAGTATTTCAGCACAGAGTCCTTATCACAGATACCACCTGTACTTATGTCACTTGTAAAGCGTTTTGCTAAGAGCAGACTTATGTTATTAAAAGAACCTGCTGAAAGATTTATTAATGGTGAGTTCAATGATTATTACAATGAAAAGACTCACAACCTAAACACTAAGGTTAGAGAGTTCGGGGAACTTGCTTGGCTGTTAGGTAGCTGTCACTTACAGAGTATGTACAACCCAAAGACACAACGCATTGAATATAAGATACATCCTATTGTAAAAGAGTATGTATATGATGGTGAAGTATATGGTGTAAGTTATGAGATACATAGAGACTTCAATGGAGATAGGCAGTTTGCTTTCTGGAGTAAGCCTTTAGATGGTGAACAAGGTATGCACTTTCGTTTTAATGTAAATGGTAAGATGATGCCTGTAGGAAATAACTTAGAGATGGTAAACCCTTACAACCTTATCCCATTATCTAAAGTAGAGTTTAACACTAACGCATCGGATGTTACTCGTTGTGCTGTTCATGCCTCTAATGCGTGGACAGAGGTAATGATTGCTACAAGGTTAATGATGGGTTCGCCTGTGATTACAGGATTAGATACAGAGATACCACCTTACTTAAAGTTTGGTGTAGATCGTTTAATTGCTCTCCCAGAGGGTGCATCAATGCAGTATGTAAGTCCAAGTGCTAATCTAACTCAGATGATTCAATCTGTTAAAGACTTAATTAATCAAGTAGGACAGAACCATAGCTTAACAATTAGATGGGGTGAGTCATCTGCACCACCAAGTGGTGAGGCATTAAAGATTCTTTCTGTAGATAATATAGAAACAAGAGAGTCAGACATCCCTTTATTTAGAGACTTTGAGCATGAAAGATATGAAATAGATAGAGAACTATTAAGCGTACATGAAGGCACAAACCTATCTGATAAGTACAGCGTTGATTACCCAGAGGTTGGCTTTCCTATGACATGGACAGAGGAACGCAACAAATTAGAGTTTATGATGGAACATAATCTTATTACTCGTGAAGAACTTATACGAAAGTTTAACCCAGATATAGATGAGGCTGAGTTAGCTTTAAAGATGGAAGAACTAGAACCAGAGCAACCAGAACAACCT